TCACAACGCCTTTATCACAAACCATTTGACAGATACGCTCCCACTGATCGCCCCACATTGCCTCTGTATGGAATACCTTAATCTGTTTATTTCCGGCATTATATCCGTAAAACTGCCCTTTATCGTCCATACTGCCTGTGGCAAGTACTCCGTAATACTTCGTTGAATCATTCACATAACCGCTCATGTTTCCATTGCCGTATGCTTCCTGTAAATCCTCTGATTTTGCCATAATCTTTAACAGTGCAATAATATAATTCCATTCCCACCAGCTTGTATGCTCCCATACATCGCCGTTTGCTTTAATGTATGTACGTTCCTGCGTTGCATTTTTGCTTGCCATTGGCTGCTGCCCACTTAATGACCTTGCTACATTATTTAATAATGCAGGTGTGTAGATTCTGCGGTAGAATCCCTCTCTGATAACTCCGTCTGGTGCTGTTCTGTGGTATGCGTTGTACCCGTCATCGTATTTTACATTACTCCAAATGATGTATTCGTCTGTAGCCGTTTCGTACTGGCACAGCCAGCCGCCCTTAAATGCTGCCATTGCATTACCCGCATAATCCACGTTTGCCACATCGCTTGCCGTTGTTCCGTCTGCCTTTAATGAGTAATCTGTTGCCAGTAACTTGTAGTCCTCTGTACCGTCAAACTTAACCATGCAAGGGTAGTTATTCTTTACAAATTCCACATTGCCCCAGCTACCATAATTAAATGCACCCTCTACAAAATCCATTACCGCAGGTATCATACCTACGGCATCATACAGGTACGTTACCCGCTTGTTGCTGTCCTCTTCGTTTTTGTTAATCTTAATTCCAAACCGTACAGCTCTTTCTACTGCTGCCATTGCTTCACTCATACTTTTTTACCTCGTTTCTTATATGCAAAATGTGTAATACAGTGTCATTGTCAAATCACTAAATTTATACTGCGGGTGTTCTCCCGGCTCTAATGGTTTCATTAACCCCAGCTTTTGCCAGTCCTTATGCCGAATATCCGGCACTACTGCAAAATCCTTTATCTCTGCCTGCCATATTTCTTTACTGATCTGGCTTTTATCTTCCCGCAATATTCCCAGCCAGCCTATGTATACGTCTGCCTCACTGGTTTCGTACCTGCTACCCTTGCCTTTAACAATGCGTATTCTTGTTATGTTGTGTATTGGCTCTATGAATTGCTCTAATGTCATTCTTCTACAGCCCCATCCTCTACAATCCTCATTTCTCTTTCAAGCACGCCCACCTCTACGCCCTCACACATTACAAAATATACTGTGCCGCCTTGCCTGTTGCTTCTCTTGTTTATTTTTGTTACCTCGTATACCTTGCCTACTTCCGGGCTTGGCTTTGTTGGTACATGCTGTATAATTTTAATTTTCATTGCTTTTTCTCCTATTTCTCTGGCATTTCGTATATTCTTGGTATTTCCGCTGCAAATGGTGGAAATGCTGGCGCACCCTTTAAAAATCCGGGGCTACCCTCTGAATATAAATAAGAAACGCTTACTTTCTGTATTTCGTCTATAATCTCTAAACACCGCTCTTTTGTTTCGTATGTTCCTATTTCTTCTAACACTCCGTCAGAAATAAAAATACTGTGTGTTTCTTTTGGTTCTTGCCCCTTTTTGGCTCTTTCTGTTGCACTTCCATACTCCACACATGCGTAATTTCCACCCAACCTATACAGCTTTTCTCTGTCTTGGCTTCTTATGTACATGCTGCTCACGTTTTTCCTCTCTTTCTTTTACTTCCCAATAATAAGTGTCCATTATCCACATTTCCTTGCTAAAGGTAAGTGATAATGCTATCGGCATGAAAAATGCTGAAATCGTGATAATATCCAAATCCAAAAGAGGTGCAAACAGTGTTGCAATTACCAACGCCGCAAATGTCGCAATCCCGCATAATTTCTGCTTAATGAAATATCTTTTTCTTCTGCGTCTTTCATGTTCCCGTTGCTGTAATTGTTTTTTTGCATAATTCATGCCGTTATAAAAATCTTTTGTGCGTTCCATACTTTCCTCTCTTCCCGGCGGTGCTCTTATTCTCATATTGCCCACGCTCCTGTAGTGGCTTCGTATGCTGTGTTGCCCCTTTTCACATTAAAAAGTTGCCTAAAACCTGTTGACCGTCCACACGCTCTCTAGCTGGCGTGCCCACTGCTCCAAATTCACAGCACCCAGCGTGTAGTTGTTCGCCTGCTGCCACGCTGTCGCAGGTTGCCACGTTCCTGCTTTCAATGCGCCGTATGGGACTTGAACCCATGACTTACCGCTTATGAGGCGGTTGCTCTAACCAACTGAACTAACGGCACTCGTGCGGCTCATTGCCGCTTATTCATTAAACAAAAAGCCTTTTTCTATTAAAAATCTTATCCAATCACAGCCCGTTACATCGTCCCGCTCAATGAATTTGTAAAAACTCTCTGTGTCCTTTATTTCGTAATTCTTCAAAATGTTTCTTGCGTTTTCCACTGCTGGTGTTTCAAAAATATTCTCTGCGTAAAATGTAGCCTCTATAGTTCCGTAGTTGTTCTTCCCTGCTGGTATTCTCATTTCCACTACAGCTACATTCTTTTTGCTTTTTCTCCCTACTCCCTTTCTTATCACTACTGCCTCGCTGAATAGCCAGCCGTTCCAACCACTACGCATAGGTGCAAACTGTGTGCGTGGTACTTTCACTAAGTCCCCTGCCTGTAATTTGTTAAAATCTACTTTCTTCATGTTCTTTGCCTCTCTTTTGTTATTTTGATTTATAAAGTTTCCTGTGCTTTTTCTGCGCTGTATGTATCCGGCGTTGCTCCGCAGCGGGCGTACTCCTTATAAATCGTATCCCGGTG